AGCCACCACGCAAGACCTTAAGGCGGCGTGTGACTGGCTTGCCAAGAATGACATCAGCGGTGTTGCGTATGAGGGCAACCCGTTGGATAAACTAGCGACAGTCATGCCAAAAATTGATCCTGAAATGGTACAGAAGAGGTTGTATGGCTCGAAAAACTTCTGATTACTACAAATCAAACCCTGAAGCTGCTGCAAAGCGGCGTAAACAACAAAGAGCGTATAACAAAACGAACAATGGACTCAAGATCCGTACTGCGGCCAATCGCCTTAACCGTAAGCTTGGTACTTATGGTAATGGTGATGGTAAGGATGCATCTCACACTGGTAAAAATACAGGTAAACTTGAGAAACCATCGACTAACAGGCGTAGACCACGGACTGGTAAGAAGTACGCATGACGCCTCTGTTGCCATCCCCTGACCACTACATTTACAACCTCATAACCATGACGAGTCCTGAAGCCAAACGGATGTGGCGTAGAGCCATTAAGGAACACTTCAACTGTCAATGCGTTTATTGTGGAGAACATTATGAATTACATGAACTTACTTTGGATCACGTTGTGCCTCGTTATTTTGGGGGACAAACAATCACGAGAAATCTGGTACCATCCTGCCGGAAATGTAATCAAGAGAAGGGGACAAGCAACTGGTTATCCTGGATGCGAGCTACGTTTGGCTGCAATCCGGGTAGAGAACAATTGATTTTATCGCATATTAAGTAAATGCCTAGTAAGTATGACGCTATTAACAAGTTAAAAGCAGAAAACCCAGCACTTACTTGGACCCAAGCAGCAAACCAGGCTGGGTTTCCGGGAGAATGGACAAGCTACAAAGGTAAAGCTAAACCCAGAACTGGTGATGCTCGTGGGCAAGCTAGGCGTAGAGCTAAGTTTGACCAACCATCAACTGAAATAGCTGGTTATGAAGCTAAACGGTTGCAGCAAGAAAGCACCCGAATTAGTGCTGAAGCTGAAATGTTTGGACTTGAGTCAACACAGATTGAGCATTTAGCTGACCAAGAGGATGTCCGCAACCTGACTGCAGGTTCAGGCGGTGATCCTACTAATAAAGCTATTGTTAAACAAACTGAAGCTAGATTTAAAGATAGGGTTAAACAATTAGCACCTCGTAATTATTCTGTTACATTAAATCCTACTACAGATTCTGTAAGGGTTATTAGTAACAAATTTTTTGATCCTATTGCCGACCCAACGACTTTACCTGGTGTAGATATTCCGATTGGATCCAATATTGAAGAAGGTTTAGCGAAACTAAACCGCATTGACCGTGTTGAACCTGTTAATGGCGGTATTAGGTTCCGGCGTGGCGCAGCTATGGCAGCTACACCTGCTCCAGTTGTTAATGTAAAACCAAGCACACCTATTAAACCTAAAGCTACTAGAATTAAACCTAATAACGGTCAAATTCGGTTTAACAGAACTAAACCGGTATCCCCTTTAAACAGAGGGTCTGCAGCTTATGGCGGTATTGAAACTCAAACTAACTTAACTGCAGAGAATACAGCATTTGATCTAGGTTTTAAACTCGCAAACTAACACCCTATGAGTAACGTACTAGCCGCCCTACAGGGCGATTTCAAAGTATTTCTACAAGCCCTGTGGTCACAGCTAGACCTACCTGAACCGACCAGAGCACAGTATGCCATTGCTGACTACCTACAACACGGTCCTAAACGCCTACAGATCCAGGCTTTCCGTGGTGTCGGTAAATCTTGGATTACTGGCGCTTTTGTGCTCTGGACTTTATTTAATAACGCCGAAAAGAAGATCATGATTATCTCCGCTTCTAAGGAGCGGGCAGACAACATGAGCATCTTTCTGCAGAAACTTATTATTGAAACACCTTGGTTAGCACATCTCAGACCTAAAAATGACGACGCTCGTTGGAGCCGTATTTCGTTTGATGTTGCCTGCAGTCCTAGTCAAGCTCCTAGTGTTAAGTCTGTTGGTATTACTGGTCAGTTGACCGGTTCTCGCGCAGACTTAATGATTCTGGACGACGTGGAGGTGCCTGGTAACTCTATGACTGAAATGATGCGGTCTAAGCTGCTACAACTGTGTACTGAGGCGGAATCTATCCTTACGCCTAAGGAAGATAGCCGGATTATGTACCTTGGTACACCGCAGACAACCTTTACAATCTATCGTAAACTAGCCGAACGTAACTACCGCCCCTTTGTTTGGCCGGCGCGTGTGCCACGGAAACTTGCAAACTACGAGGGACTCATTGCTCCCCAGTTGCAAGAGGATATTGACATGGGTGCTGAAGCATGGGACGTAACTGACCCTGACCGATTTAGCCATGAAGATCTACTCGAACGTGAAGCATCTATGGGACGCAGCAACTTCATGCTGCAGTTCATGCTGGACACAAGCCTCAGTGACGCTGAGAAATTCCCACTCAAGATGGCTGATCTTATCGTCACCAGTGTTAATCCTAAGTCCGCTCCTGATGACATCATCTGGTGCTCAGATCCTAGAAATGTCATCAAAGAACTCCCCACTGTTGGGCTACCTGGAGACTATTTCTACTCTCCAATGCAGCTCCAAGGTGAATGGGGTCCTTACCAAGAAACAATCTGCTCAGTTGACCCGTCGGGTCGTGGTACAGATGAAACGGCAGCAGCTTATATCTCCCAACGAAACGGTTATTTGTACCTGCACGAGGTGCGAGCTTATCGAGACGGATACTCAGACAATACGCTTCTGGACATTCTAAAAGGATGTAAGAAGTTTAACGTTACTAAATTGGTTGTTGAGACTAACTTTGGTGACGGTCTTGTCGCAGAACTATTTAAAAAACACTTACAACAAACACAACAAGGAATTGACGTAGAAGAGGTACGCGCAAATGTCCGTAAAGAAGAGCGTATTATTGATGCCCTTGAGCCTGTCCTTAATCAACACCGCCTTGTTGTTGATCGTTCTGTCATCGACTGGGACTACAACTCAAATAAAGACGACGCTCCAGAAAAACGTCTCCTCTATATGCTCTTCTATCAGATGAGTAGAATGTGTCGGGAGAAAGGTGCGGTTAGACATGATGACCGGCTTGACGCACTTGCACAAGGTGTTAAATACTTCACCGATGCAATGAGTATTTCGGCACAAGAGGTAATAAAACAGCGTAAACGTGACGACTGGAACGACATGCTAGAAGCCTTTTTAGACGACCCACAACAGGCAACAAACCACCTTGTTTTGGGTATGTCTTTAGATCAAAGAAAGCAAGCTAGAGGACTTTCTAAAGGTCAGTCACAGACTTGGATTTAACCGGTCGCCAACTAAAACAGGGAGAAGGGTGGACTCTCTGTGTTGGGGAAGACAACAAATCTTCCCCTTCTTTTCTTACAGTAAACCGAACAAGGTTTATTTTTCCACCAATTCCCACCACTAAATACGGCTTGTTTCCGTTTTACTACTGTATGTCTATCCACCACCACCAAGTACAGCTTGTTCACCACACCGCTAAAGGTGATGATCTTGTAGCCTATATGGCACGAGTATCTAACCCAGATAATCAGAACAACACTAAGACAAGTGCTCGTCTGATTAAATACCTCATCGAACACCAGCATTGGAGTCCGTTTGAGATGGTGAACATGTGTGTAGAGATTGAAACCACTCGGTCTATAGCGGCTCAAATACTGCGTCACAGATCGTTCAGTTTCCAAGAGTTTAGCCAGCGTTACGCCGACGCTACACAGCTTGGTACCGGCGTTATGCCGGAGCTTAGACTGCAAGACACTAAGAACCGACAGAATAGCATTGAGGTAGAAGATGAAGATCTTTTCCTTAAGCAGGAGATTAAACAACTTTATAAGCATTCGGAATTAGTGTATAAAAAGTTGTTAGAAGCAGGAATAGCAAAGGAGTGTGCACGTGATGTCTTACCGTTGTCACAACCTACCCGTATGTACATGAACGGTACTTTGCGGTCTTGGCTGCATTACTGTCAGCTTCGCTGCGCTAACGGTACGCAAAAAGAGCATAAACTTATTGCAGACCAGTGTAAACAGCTAATAGCTATGTGTTATCCGCAGGTATATGCGGCAATGTGGGCAGATGTGTAACCTTTTTCTTAATATGTGCATCGTTGGACTGGTTCAAACCGGTCCTTCGACCTATTTACTGCAAACACTGACAGATACTGGCTTTATTTGGTCTTATGTGGTCTATGAAACTGATTATTGTAGTTCTACTCGGTTCTTTTCTGGCGGTAGAAGCGGCTCATCTGAATTATCACCGGGCTAACTGTGCTAAACCGCAGATTTTTGACAAAAATTTCTGAAGTCTTATATACGTGCTGGCTGGACGCAGTTCCCCCATAGGGGGTCGCCCCTGTGTGCGCCTGTGACGCGCCGGTGCACCCCAGTGCCAGCCAGTGCTCGCCCGTTGTAACCCGCGCAACACCGGCGCTACGCCGCGCACAACCGGCTGGAACCGGCTCGACACCGACCCAAACCGCTGTGGCTGCCTCGGTTTGTCGCGATCTGTGGCGACACATTAGGACATTTGATAACAATGATAAGCATCGCTGATAACCACTGCACTGCAACGGTTCTGAGCCAGTGTTGTGCCACTTGTCCAGACTGTCCACCGCCATCGAGCCGCTTCGAGCCGCTATCATGACTGAGATGACTGATTGAAGGTCTTGATCTCGACTCTCCCTGTTAAGGGGGAGGAGAGTCTCGATCTTCAACCATCAGTCACTCCCACCGAACC